AAGTGTAGTATTGGCTAACTTAGCAATAGCCCATTCTTCACCAATAATACTTGAAATTATTGCTGAGTACTCAGGGGTATTAGAACCTCCTAGATATTTTGTACCGTCCCATGTAATTGAAACGTTGTCAACTTCTGTTGGGTAAAATGGTTGATCTTGTAAAATTGTATCTATTTCAAATTGTTGTTCAGGAGCAAACGCATTACCTAAATAAGTGCTGTTTGGATATGTGATACCTTCAACTAACTGGGATAAGTCTAGACCCGGCATGTTAGCTGTAGGTTGATAGTATCCTACAATTCTGTCAAGTGCATTTAGATATCTATCACCGCTGTCTAATAGTTCCCACTTACCAAATATGAAGTCTGTGTCATTGTTACTGATGATACAACGATATACTCTGTTATTGTATTTGACAACACTCTGATTGAATGAGAACGGTTCCGGTAACAATGCAAAGTCACCTGACTTAGCCATTGTAAATGACAAGTCTGTTTCTGTTCCTACATCAAATGATGCGCCGCCTACTGTTTCACTAATAGTAAATGTAGGAGTTAGTGTCTTGATATAGTATGTAGTTCCTAATTCAATATTACCCGCAACTGTACCAGTGAAGACTACTGGATCGTTGACACTGAAGCCAGTTAAACTATCTACTGTAATATCATACGTGTCAAGTTCAGTCACAGTGGTTGAAGTAACGCCTTGATACGGGAAGTCTATTCCACTTACAGGGATAGTCATCAATGAATTTGAATATACTCCAAACTGATTAGCCGACAATACTCTGAAATAATATTGAACACTAGTTCCTGCAGGAGTGCCAGAACAAATTACAGAAGTAATTGCACCTGTACTACTTACTGAGTCTACTGTTAATGTTAAGTCATTTGCAGTAGTTGACCCACCAATGTCATTACCTGAAATAGTAATAATATTATCAACTGCATAACCAGTTGCACCGTCTTCAATCGTAACTCTATATCCACCTAAAATATAACTTGCATCAAAGCTAGGTGTTCCGATTGGTGTCTGTGTTAAAGTCACAGGACCTGTAGCGGTAGATAAAGTTTCTGCTGTTCCACCAAGAGTCTGTGATACCTGTATGTATGGTGAACCAGTTCCTACCATTGTTCCGTTGTCATTTGACATTACTGTTTCTGCACCGCCGGGGGTATTAGTTACAGTGAATGTAGTAGATGTTGAGATAGACTTGACGTAATACTCAACTGACAAATCTATAGTTCCTAAACCAGTACCACTGAATATGATTGGCATGTCTACATACAATGATGCAGTGCTAGTGCATAGTAGTGCGTTACCAGTAGAAGATGTGTTAGTTACAGTAACTGAAATGTTACCATGATCTACAATATAGTATTGAGTACCTGTAGTTAGACCACCAATGTTTGATGCCACTTCGATTGGCATATTATCATATAAGTTAGTCAGTCCACCGCTTGTTTCTGTAATAGCAATTCGGTTAACAGTAGCTAATGTCTTTTCAATAGTTCTAGTAATCAAGCTACCATCTGTTCCAGTAACATTGTTATACTGTTCAGATGTGGGGTACAACGTGAATAACTGACCGTTAACTTGACCTGGACTGACTGGTAATGAAACGTTCATTGTCATGTTACCAGTAGCTGTAGTTAATGTGACTGTATCAGACTGGCTTGTCATCAAGGCTGAAGTATTAGATGCCGCAACTATATCTGTTGTTATGTCAAAAGTTCCACCATTTACTACTGAAGAAATAGTAAGTTGTGTTGGATTAATAATTGAACTTACATAGTATGTTGTTCCATCTTGGATGCCACCAAAGTCGGTTACTGCGGAACCAGCAATCAACATATTGTTGAAAATAACAGGATCATTTATATTTAAATCTAGAGTAGATTCACAATTTATGATATTAGTTGATGCAGTAGCAGAGTATACAGTTACAGATACCGGATCTTGATTTTCAGACATAGTAAATGTCTGAGAATCGATAACAGTTGTAACATAATATGTTAAGTTTTCAACTATACCACCAAAAACGTTACCTGTAAAGAAGATAGGCAAGTTTACATAAAATCCTGCTGTTCCCCCGGTACCTGTATCGTTTAGTGGTACTGTAATTGTATTCAATGTTTTCAGTGTGTTAGTTACATTGCGTATTCCTGGATAGTTAACCGTGATTACTGCGGTATTAGTAACTTCACCAACAAAACATTGTAGTCCGGCTGCGCCGATAGTTTGTGTACCTAATGAGAATATTGAACCGTTAACTGTTGCAGAAATAGTAAAGGATATTTCACTTAATACTTCTTTGACATAGTATGTAACATCATTCACAATATTGCTAGAACCAACTGCACCTTTAAATTTCACTGGCATCCCAACATAGAAACCAAGAGTAGTACCAGATGCGTTTAACTCAAGATCAGACAAGTCAGGATTGTTTCCGTCTAGTGGAGTCAACAGAATACTATCATATGTTGCTTCAGTGCTCTTTACAGAACGAATGAATGATGACCATGTTAATTCTTGGTCGTTGTCGACGGTAACTATTTCAAATGCTATACCTTGTGCGCTTGCTAAAATAGATTCAATTGGAGGCTGAGTAGTCTCTAATGTAATTACAGAACTAGCAACTGTTTGGCTACTGTTGTATGTACCTGCATAGTAGGATCCGTAGAACTTGCCAGCTAACCAATCTATAACTTGTGAGTCATATGTGGTTCTATCAAAGCGAATTGCAATGTTGTTCTCTCTAACTGGGCTAGATGAGCTAATACATGATGCTCTTGCACCTTCACTGAATACGTGACCTACACCTGTCCCAGTAGAGTATAATTCAACTCTATCTTGATCCTTAACTGCATTGCTATATCTGCTATACAATGCGACAGTTACTGTTGGTACAGTCTCTAAAACTTTTACATAGTACCATTGACCAATAGACAACCCTTGAATAGGAGTAGTACCTGACATGACGCTATATTGCACTAAATCACCTGTTGCTAACAACGGTGCATATAATTGAATAGTATTTGTAGTAACGCTTACTTCACTTGAAGCAAATGTTACAGTAACTGCACTGTCAATTATAATTTCGGGCAAGACCGCATAACCTTTACCCGGGTTTACTACTGTAACGCTTAGTACAGAGTCTAGGTTCATAACCGCAACTAACTGTGCTAGTTCATCAGGTTCTGGATATATGGAAGTATCAATATATGCAGTAACCTTAGGAGGCTCTGCATACCCTCTACCACCATTCAATACTAGTACAGCAGGTAAGTCAATAGTAATGATCTCACCTGGAATATGGGTCGATATGTCAGTACCATTCACTCCGCGGGTTAAGCCACTGATGATGTTTAAATTTCTGTCAACTGATGAGTATCCAATCAACTCAGTGCCGATCTTAACAACGCCGTTGATTGGGAAACCATATGCATTGTCAACTGCAAATGAGTGTGTGTTCAATGCTACATAAGTTGCTAGAACAGAGATAGGATAATCAGGCTGTCCTGTTATGCTTACACCGTAGTTGCTAAACCATTGTGAGTATGCAGGATCTTGCCAAATTGCACTATCAGATGAATACTGATTATCAGAACTTGGATTACCGTATACTAGTTCTGGAGTGATGTATTTCTCAAGTGCGGTGTTATACTTAGCTGGCAAGTCAAAGTCTGTAATGTCACCTTCGTAAACTTCTGTCTTTGTGTACTTGAACAAAAATTCTTTAATAACTACATGATATGGTTTAACTTCATTCAAATATCCGGCTAAGAAATCTTGATTATCAGACTGGAATACTTCTAATGGAACTAACTCACGAATGGTATGTGCAACATCAACAAATGATGTTTTATTCAACCAAGGCAAGTAATTCTGTGATTCAATTGTTTCTGATTGAATGTATTCAAATAGAAGAATCAAACTTTGATTACGGTATATCAATAAGTCATTGATATAAATTTGCTCATTCAGTGCTCTAACAATGTAACGTGTTTCTTCAGACGGATATTCATCAAAAGGGTTCGTATCATAGAAGTTATCGCCAAATCCTAGTCTAGCCGCAGAGTAGTCCCACAATGCGCTATTGATTGTAATGGTTCCGTTGTTCAATCCAATACGAGTCCATGTACCATCTGTGTTCTTAATGTAAGTTTCTGCCTTACCATCACCGTTGGCTGCTACTCTAGCGATAGTACCGGTATCAACTTCAAGTGCTGCTAAATCGGCATATATAGGAACTTGCACCGCAGACTTAGTGTTATCATTATAACCAATTGCCCACCAATTAGTGAAACTCCAATAGTTACTAGTATTATAGAACGCACCTGAAGTAGTTAAGAATGAAGTTCGGCGTGTTTCTGTAATAGGATACAATGACAAAACTTCATTCGCAAATGTCAAATAGTTTTTAAGTGCCAAGAATCTATTGATGAAGAAGCTTTGACGAGGACGAACTAATACACCTAACTGAACTGCTTTAGGTAAGTACGGGTTAGGTACCACTGCTCCTGTCTCATCAACACCACATAAGCTATCTAACATTCTGTCATACAAATATTGAGGACTGTCAGTAGAAGTCGTTGCAGGTAGACCTGGCAAGAAGTCATCCGCATAATTAGCACGAATTAATGAATAACGTGAGTGCGGGACATCACCATTGTCTCCGGTAGCGTATCCAATGTGCAATACAGTATCGTTTGCATTGATGTATTCTGCACAGTTGTACAATGCAAATACGTTTGGTAACAACGGTGCAAAGTATGCAATACCTGAACTCTTAGGAGAAAGAATATATGCTTGAATCACAGAATCAGCTAATGTCTTGCCAATATTTTCAAACACAATATTAGTGTTACGAGCCCAGAAGAAGTAGACAGGTGTTAACGATCCTGAAGGATTAGAAATATAGTCTATTGAGTATACGGTTCTATCGTATGGTACTCCGGGGCCTACGTATGAGCTAGGTGGAACATTACTTGATATCCAAGTATAAACAGCAACACTGCTACCCGGGAACAATGTTCCCCAGTACTTACTATTGTAAGTATTATCATTCTGGTGATAGTTTACAAATCTAACAGCAGATGTGTCGAACCAAATCTGTCCAACTTTATCAGCTTTCCAAGCTAATGGACGCTGTGTTGATTGTGCAACAGGTGTAGTATTGTATCCGGCTGGATCAATGTTAGAAATGCAGTCAATGTTCTGTCTTACAGAACCTAGTATTTTTCCTTGCAACGGATCAATGTAATCCAAATTATCTAGTGTATTGTTTGTTTCAGCACTAAACAATTGAACGTTTTGAATCTTATCAACATCTACTACTGCTGCCGAACTTCTATACACTGACCAATCAGCTTGTCCGGAAGTGTTTATGTATGTTACAACCTGACCGTTGCTATCGCCGTTAGTCATGTTAGGTGTACCAACAATAACATGATAGTCAGAGAAGTCAACTGCATGACCATACATAGGTTGTGAGCCATATTCTTCATTCAATGCATTCACGCTTTGTGCATATGCAAACTTACCTGGAGTTAATAATGATTCGTTAGCTACTGATAGGTAGTCAAACATGTATACAGCACCTGCATAACTGAATGTGTCTATCCACTGAGTGGCATTGTTATCAAAGATTGTGTCATCGTCTTGATTCTCGTCATCGGAGAAGTCAAAAGTTGTTGCTACATAACGTGTTCCTGTTGGCGCGCTAGCTACAAAAGACCCAGCTTGGTTAAATTGAACAACGTTACCAAATTGAGTAGGCCCTGTTTTATGCGGGCAAGTTATAACTTGAGTTTGGGTGAATACAGAAATACCCAACTCAGCTAAAGTTGCAGTATTTGTTACTGCGATAGTTAACTTGTCATTAGGTGTCGATAGATCGGTGTTTATCAAGCTGATTACTAGTTTGCCGTTGATAGCACTAGCTTGAATATTAGTAATCTTAGAACTGTTAATATAGTTAGCCGCTACTGTTGCATTTCCTGCAGGTATGGATACTAGATACCCGTTCAATAGAACGTTCCTAGTTACTGTTAGTGAGCAATCAGTTGTACCAATTAGTACCCCGTACTTGCCGCCTGCGTTTGTATAGCGATGCACTGCACCTTCTTGGTTTTCACTGTTAAGTGCGAACGGTGCACCAACTATAATTTCACTAGCATACGTAGTTGTGTCAACACTTTGACCAAAGTGTACACCAACTCTAGGTGTAGCTTCTGTCGTCAATGTTTGAATTTTTGTAAACTGATTACCGCTTACGTTTACAATATCGCCCGCATTGATTGATTTAGTAACTATTACTTGACTGCCAACTACAGCGTAATCGTTATCTACAAGCAATGTTCCGTTAACGCTTACATACAACGGTGTGCTTTGTACGTTTACAATCATGCCTGAACCACTATCAGTGTCTAATTCAAATACAGCACCGTTTCTAGTCAAAGAAATAGTAAAGTTTGTAGCATCCACAACTTGTTTAATGTAGTAAACTGTATTAGGATCAATATTACTTGATGCCAATACTGTACCTGAGAATATAACTGGTTGACCTAGAGTACCACCAACAAAGCCACTAGTACTCACGCAAGTAATTCTATTAGTTGAACTAGAAGTTGCTGAGGCTGCTGTGCTAATTGTAGTAGGGGTCCACGCTAATGTAAATGCTTGTTGACTTAATACCGGAGTAGTATATTGAGCTTCAATGTTTTGTACTACACGGTCAAATACATAAGTGTAACCCCAGTTATCTATTGTCGCACTATAATCTTGATTAGGTGCAGAAATTACAACAGTATCACCATAGTAATCTGTAGCTATGCTATAACCAAACATGTCACCGGAGGCTAAACTAGCATCAGTTAGGTAAGTTACGTACTCATATTCTTCTGTCAACTGAGATAGTCTATACACATAAACTCTGTTTAAGTCAGTAGCAGAAATGTACAACCACTTCTTATCGCCTGATATTTCTACTGCACTTCCCCAGTTAGTAGAACTGTCTCTAGCTGTGATAGGACTTTGATATACAATCAAGTCATCAACTAGCGTTGTATTTTGTAAGTCATAGATATGAACCTGTGATGCACCTGTTGGCTCAGAGATAACGAAAATGTTATCTGCATACGCAATTGATGAACCGAATGACGCACTGTGAGATATAGTTTGAACTAAATCATACACATTATTCAAGTCATTGTATGTGTAACGATATGCCTTACCGTCTCCTGCATCGCCTACTAAGTAACCCAAAACAGAAGTATACGCTACTGCACTACCGAATGTTACGGTGTTCTCTTTAGTAATTTCAGATTCGTATTGGTAGTTTATACCCTTGCGATAAACTGCCCATGCTCCGTCGTTATTAGTATCAACCCATACTTTGTTCTTAGTGAATTCACTGTCTAATAAAGGCAAGTTGATAATATCAGCAGGAGTATTGACTCGTTGAGATTGGAACTTAAATCCAACTCCTTGACCAGTAACATTAAGAATGCTTGGATTCAAGTTCAAATTAATGATGACTCTATATTGGTCGATCACTAGTGTAGCAATGTAATAACCATTAATAACGTTGTCAAAGTTTACTATAGCAAATGCTTCGTACTTCTTTAACTTGTGCGGGTTAGTAAATGTTGCGGTTACTGTACCATTCAAATTATTTTTAATTAATACTACTTGACCCATTGATGTAGGAGTGTACACTTGCCATGAACCAAGATAATCAGCTAACCATACATAATCACGCACATAGAAATTATCTATTGGTATTATAGTACCATTCTGATTGATAGCGGTTGCCATGTTGTTGTAAAAATAAGATACCATTTTTACATCATTGAAGTTTACGTAGCCGGCATCAGGAAACACTGTAGACGGGGTTATAGTAGGTATTGTTGCTAAAACATTTTCATCGGTTACTAGTCTACCATAATTGAATAATGAATATAATGGGATTTCTTGCTGTACACCTTCATTTGGTGTGCCAGTAGTTATTCCTACGATAGACGGATTACCAGTCATGTAATTTTCGTTGATTTTGAATTCAATAAAATTGTTGTTCAATACACCGCCGAACTCACCTGATAGTATTGCCCAGTTTTCATAGATATCGTAATCAATACCACCTTGTGGTAAGTTAGCACCCTTGAATGCATTGGTTGCATTACGAGTACCTTTATTCTTAATCATGTTCTTGTAGACATTAATTTGAGTAATGTCTGTCAAATCCGCAAGTGCTAGATAGTCACGTGGACGATATCCAATCAAGCTAAAGCTTAATAAGTCTGCGTCATTTTCAAGGTTAGCTTTGTTTACGTCATAGTATAATGTAGATTCATATGAGCGTGTGGAACTGTTAGGTAACAAACCTTTTTGTATTTCGTTATAATCAGTTTGCTTCCAATCACGTTCGTCAAATAATTCTTTTGCTTGAATGATTTTAGTAGCAATCCAATACTTGTTCTTGTACTTGACAATAGAACCAGTAGTGTACTTAAATTCTTTTGTCCACTCTACAATATTGTCTTGGTTTAATATAAAACCTTGTGCGTCAACTGTACCATTCCACTCAGCAGTCTTTGTTCCCTTAGTAAGAATACGTGTTTGACGTAGACCAGTGATAGTATTATAGATAATATCATTGAACAATGTTACGTTGTCGAATACAATGCCATGCTCAAAATTGCTTAGATTAAATTGACCATACGCAACGGTATCACCCTGATTCAGCGGTTGAACCGTGAAAGCAGTGCCGTCACGTAATATAGACAAGTCCTTTGATTGAATAGGATACAAATTCTGATTCAATACAAAGTTTTGTTGACGGAATGTTAATGGTTGTACAATGCTATTTTCTTTGTCAATTAACAACAATGAGGCTGCAGGGTTCATAGTAACGATACTACCTGTCTGCCATCCTGTCTGAGACCAGTATAAGAATTCAGCAACCATCTGGCGCCATGTGATTGGCAATCCATTTTCTATTTGGTCAAAAACAACACCCTGTGATTCTAAATATCTACCGTAGCTTTCGATGAACTGTGCAACTTCCTGCACGTTGTAGAACTCAGTGTTATACGGTACGTATGATATGTTATCAGAATAATCATTTGCTAACTTAACGGTTGTCTTATCAACTTCAAGTGTATAATAATTACCGTTAATTAATGGATCTTGTACTGTAAAGAATGCTTCAGTTTGTGAGTTACCAAAAACTGTATAGCCGTTCTTAGACAATTGTATAACTACACCACTGTAAACAATTCTAGTGAACGGTTGGTTATCATATAATAGAACAGAGTAGCTTTCGTCAGGGATCAACAACGATGCATTTCTACTATTCGGAGTACCCTTTTCAACGTAGAACTTTAACAAGTTCTTATCAGTGAAGCCGGCAGCACGATATACTAAACGAACATCTAGGTTCTTTAACAAGTCTGATATGTTCTGTGTTGCGTCTATGCCAACTTGTTTTTCATAGTCAACTATCCAGTTAATGTAACTAGTTTTAGCTGTACCGTTACCGTAGATTTCTATGTCACCTAGTACTAAATGACTTCTATCATTGACCAAGTACTGATTAAACTCCTCGTTATATTTGTAGTTGTCAACGTCTACTGCTAAGTTGAAGAACTCTGCTGGTTTGGTCAATGCAATTATACGCATCAAATCAAAAGGATATGAGCTACTTCTACGGTATGAGAATTCTGCAGGACCCGCATCACCAACTTTCCAATCACGTTGGAAAATATTACTGTTGTAATTGCCTACGAGTGATACAAAAGGTGACACTAAGTTACCTGCACTATCCACTGGCAGTACGTCTAGTAATTGAGGACGTATTGCTTGTTCGATAACAACTGGGTCACCGTTATTCCAATTAATACCTGCTGCCAAATCACCCCATAACACTAAGTTGTCACTTGTGTATGGTGCAGGACCGTATCGTGTTGCCCACCATGATGGCATGTTTTTAAAGCCGAGCATTTCCCAAGGACTTGTGTCGGGAGTACTAGTATCGTAGAAATATTGATACACCCCTCTCCAGTTTCCTGGTTGGATAACGGCTTTATTAATTTTGTTTCCACTTTGATAGTAATTCCAAGTGAATTCGTCTTGCTTATTAAAGATTTGACGTTTGTAATTTATTCTGTTTTGACCTACCCAATTCAAGAATGTTTCTGAATATATTTTCAAGACTTCATCATACGTGTAATCTGTTTCTCTGAAGAAACCGGGTAATACCTCGTATTCCTGTACAGGAATAGTGTTGCTTAGTTTCAAGTTGTTATATACACGTGTTTCATACTCAAGCAAAGCTTGATCTCTGAAGTCAATCAATACACCTGTGACAGGGTCATACTCGCCGTATAATTTATTATATGAACCGTCGTGTCCTTTAATAAAATATGTAGGGACATTGTATGACGAATCTAATACGACACTCGGAATTGATGCAGGATACAACCCCATCTTAGTAGGAGTGTTGGGTGCATAGCTACCGTATGTTTGATTATATTCTTTGATAATAATCTGATCGTTTGGCAATAAGTCTAATGTAACTGTCAATGACGGTGCTGTTGCACTAACTGAGTAGTCAACATTTTTTACAAGCTGAGTGGTTTGTGTAAACCCATTAGTAGTTCTAACCAAGTATACTAGCACACCGTAATAATTTGCAGTAGCAAAGTTATAGACTCTAGTTAAAGGATAGATACTAACATCTAATGAGTTTGCGAAAGAATATGTATTTGTTACATACGCAGCCTTAGAAGGTAACATATCAGACCAGAAGAATGGTTCGCTGTCAGTTTTTGAAGCAGCCATTTGGTCTAGTGCGTTGTCTAGCATTTCAGCAGGAGTTTGTAATCTAGAATACGCAGTCTTGTTAACAGTGTCAACTAGTAATGTCTTGAAGGCAATATACTCTCTGCTGTTAAACATCAATGCATTAAACAAGTTGTGATTTTGCTTACGCAAGAATACGCTAGGCAATACTAAGCTTGCACTATTCTGAATGATTCTGTTGCCCCATGGCACAACATTGCCTAAGTCACGATAGTTGTTTGAGCCAAAAACTTCACCGGTTGTATTTGGGTTGTTATAGAAAATACTCTGATACTGGCCGCGAATGTCACCAATGTTAGCGATAGTCAAGTCTTGATTCAATGGGTTGTTGTTCAAGTTAACAGGTATAGTATAATAAGCAGTCTTACTCACTTGGTCGCTTAATAACAACACTTGAACAATCTGTGCTTCTACAGGCGTGGTCAACATCACAATAGTTGTGCTGTTGTTAGTTGTAGTATAAGAATACTCAGTTGCATCTAACAAAATATTGTTAGCATACACTTGAATAACTGGCCACTTAGATTGTGTCTCACCAATAGTAGCAATATCTAAGAAGAAGGTGTCTATTGTGTCGGGGCCGTATGTATATTGGAACAACTGATACTGCACGCTAGGAGCGACGGCTGTTTGCCAGCCCAACTGTCTATTAAATGTCGCGGTAGAAGTGTAGTTATATACGTATCCAGTGTTTACTTTTTGGGTGACAGGAGTAGATCCATTAACATAGTCAAACGTATCGGAGTTTAGCGAAACATCAAAGCTAATATCTCCTACGTTGTTAACAGAGCTATAGCGTACTGGGAACCCTAATACGGTATCATCTAATCCAGCACTTGCAATACCATATGCAAATAGTTTTGTTCCGACAAAAGAACTACCAACATATACAGAGCGGTCACCAAAACTGATGCCGTTGCTATCGTAGATATCAAATAACGGTGGCTGATTTGCGTTTACTTTTTGCTGTGAACTAATCCATTCAACGCCATCAAAGTGGAAATCTTTTCCTGCATTGTTGTATCCTCTAAAAGCAACAGTCTGCTCGTTAGGCAATACGTCACCGTCAGCCGCTTCGCTCAATGTAATAATTGGTGATCCTGATGAACTGACAGTAGAGAAGTGAACTACGTAAATTTTATTACGTACTTCCAAATCAGAATCTACTGTGAATACTATGCGACTACCTTCAAATAATGCATAGTTATCAACAGTGGTATCAGTTGATACTAACGCCGCCACTGATGTGGATGCAAACAATGTGTCGCTAGCCCACACTATAGTAATAGTAGTAGTAGTAGTTGTTTGAGAGATAGTTGATACTAATGAATTATTTGGTAATAGATTAGTAGAGTCAGCAATGTACTGTCCTACTTGCAATGATCCAAACAAGTTTGCATTTGCTACAGTGATTGTAGTACTCAACGGGGTTACAGTAGCTACCATAGAGCCACCACTAGCAGTAGTTACAGGTAATACATCACCGTCTTGTGTCAATGAGATTGTAAATTTAGTTGTGTCTAGTATATCCTTGATATAATAAACTGCACCTGAAGTAAGACCACCGATCATTGTACCAGAGAACACAATCTTGTCATTGACCTTCATATCAGCCGTTGTTTCAAGTGAATCTAATGTTAATGTGTTTGCTGGGTACCCGCTGGTATCGGTAACAGTATGAGTAATGTATACAGATGCCGTACCAGAACCTGAACCAACACCTGTTGCAACAAACGTTGTGCCCACTGTGTTTGCGGTTGCACCTATAGCGGTAAAGTTAGTTGTGCCTAAGCTGATAATTTTATATTGTTTACCGATAGTAAAAGAACCAGCAGATAATAGTGTACCTACGAAAGATGCGCTTGCAGTAGTATAAGAAGCAACGTCAGGATAATAGCTCGGCTGGCCGGCAACTTGTGTGAATGCGTCAGTAGTTCGCATGTCAATAAAATCAACCGGAGCTTTACCAATTGCTCCTGCGTTGAATAGTGACAAGTTTGGATAGAATTCGATAATTGGGCGCTTAGCCTTGTTATTAATCGTGGCTAGAACAGTTGCTATGCTTGGATTATTATTGTATGTTGCAGATGCATTGATGACATCAATATGGAACCATCTGTTACTTCTTGACCACGCATTTTTGTTGATACTATTTCTAGAAATAGTAATGTAGTCAGGTACTACAGGTATATATAAGTCGCTATCATAGTTTCCAATATCATACGGGGTAGTATCATAGGGGATATATGTACTTACTGTAAATGACTCTGGTGCAATTAGGTCCGCGACAGGAATTAATTCAATTGCTGTTCCTACACCCTCAACATAGTACTGTCCATCTTTGTATGATGATGGGTATATGTCACCTTCAAATACCACTTTAAGACCGTTGGTGAAAACAACACCATTTGATGCTGTGTAATTAATTTTACCTAATATGTCAGTTTCAACATTAATTCTGTTAGTAGTGTTGCTATCAATTAATTTGATTACACCTACTTTATTAGCAGTAGTGCCATCTTGGTAGTACAACGTATCTAACAATGAACTTAAGTAAGGAACTATAGAAATATTACCATTAACGTCTTTGTAAAATTCTCTGTTAATCCACTCGCTACCATATTGAGGAAGAATTTTTTCTTCAATTGGAATAGGACCTGCAGGTAATAATCTGATTGTTGGGTTTGAAGGGTCTCCTACGTAAGTAACAGTATAGAAGGTGTTATTCACTTGTGTGTAGTAACCTTCTTCCATCAAACCTTGATTAATATTACCTGTCATTGCGCCGCTAGCAGTCGTCAATGTTACTTGCGTTCCACCTAGAGAAAGTGATACGGTAAACTGTGTACTGTTAACAATGGATTCTATATAATATAGAGTATTAGGTAGTGTTTCTGAGTACTGTGATATTCCACCAAAAGGTGTACCGGTGAAGGTAATAGTTGAACCTACAATTAAATCAGCAGTCGTGTTGCATGTAATAAGATTACCAGTAGCATTAGTATTTGTCACTGATATTGTTGCAGCCGGAACTAAATCATTATTTACGTCAAACGCAGTATAGTCAAAGAAGTTAGATATAAATCCGCTCTCATTTACAACACCGGTGTTGTAGAACATCACAGTCAATCCTTCTAGTGAAGTGATACTATCAATTCCACCAATGTCACTTACTCTCGCTCCGTTAACTTGAATGAAGGGTAATGTACTAACTACACCTACTGAATTGTTTCCGGGGAAATTGTATTGGTTCTGTGAATTTTTATTAGGTACAGTGAAAGTAACGATACCGGACGTAGTACCGTTATTAGTTACTCCAAATACATCTCTTGTTTGTATGTTAGGTTGAGTTAGACTATATCCAGTTACACCCGGTTCACCTTGAATCCAAAACTGTGTTGTTTGGTTAACTGCAAAAGTATATGTGCCACCACGCAACAACGTTAGTGTTGGGTTAGTTGAGCCGGCACCACCGGTGGGTGTTGTTATTATATATCCGTTGGTAGCATCATTTACAATATAATCAGTTGAGATGAAAACAGTATCCGCAGAAACCACGACTTGTTCTGGGCCGTTAGGTAACCAGTAATATTGATTATAGTTAATAATCTTGTCTAAGTTAGTAAACGAGTCCCATGAATAGAACTCGCTATTAAACAAACGATTATTATCATCAGTAATAGCACCTTCTAACTTAAGTGCATCAATGATACCAGGATATGATATAAAATCTTGCGCTGTAGATTCGTTGTTCTTAGTAAAGACAACGCCTGGTTCAAGTTGATAATCAACTCTAGTTTTTGTAGGTTCAGTAACGTAATAATCCTTAGGATTAATACCGTAACCAAACTTACTACCAATATAACCTTCTATCTTTTGAGTATTAGGTTGTTGTACAATCTGATCCAATGTAGCTCGTAAAAACTGAGCATTAGTTGGAGTTTTGAATATGTCTGGTAAAAAATTTAGTGTTCTGATTCGTGTTGCCATTGTTTATCTCGATTACTTATAGTACTTATCTTATTTGTAATTCGGCGGAAGTTAGTGCTGAAATTACTACCACATCGCTAGCCGTTGCCGCGTTTACGAATATCTCGTATGGCGCACATTTGATTTCATATAAATCTCCAAAACTCATTGTAGGGTCATTTGGTACTAGCACAACTGAGCTAACTAATTCACCAATCTCACCGTGAATATATGCACTCAATTCAGAGAAGTAGAATGTATCTCCGAAGTTCCAATTGTTAATGCTGAAATAGGTATTCATAGTAGTCAATGTTGCACTACGTATTTCACTATCACTTGCATTAGTGTTAGATGCCTTAATAACCTTAATAGTTGCTCTTAATGCAGAGGCGGCTTTAGGTCCAAACAATGGTTTGAATACAACACTGTTTAAAACAACACTGTCACTTAACATCTTGTAATCTTGTACTTTACTATACTCTTGGCTTAGTTCATTAATAGTAGGTTTGTCCGGCATAGGAATTGTGTTCGTGGTATCTTGAATCCAATTCTGATATTCAGTATAATATGCTTGGGTGACAACATATAAATCAATGATGTTTGTAGTTGCAGGATCTATACGTGTTGTATTATTACTATTGTGGCGATATTGATATATCAGTCCTTGACGACCGGGCTTAACTGAGTACTGTGGTTGTTCAATCAACACATAGTATGGCGTTGTGATTGCATTATCTTGCTGAGTAATATAAAATATATTATCAGCATATGCATAGAACAATTGACCTTCAGGATATTCATATTTTGCAACTTCAATTTGTGTTTTAGTTGCATATTGATAAACCACAGATGTACTGGGTACAATCTGATAGGTGTTCAACGTAATATCATTCTCTATCAACTCAAAAAATACATATACCCCAATATTAGAATTACCAGTAACATATCCTGTAACTTGTGTGAAGAAGTCTGGATTAGAGATAATAGTTCTGTCGTTCACATCAATGCTAGCAACTTCAACTTCAAAGTCATCTACGTACCCATCTGATTCAACTGTTTGACCAATAACACTTACTTTAACATCTTTGTTCAACGGGTAATTAGAATTTGGTTGTGTGTTGCTACTAAGAACATTAACAAAGTCTTGTAATATCTTACCAGAGAATGGATCATATACTAGTTTATTTGCTTCGAATGTAAATCTAGTATCAGCAACACTTCCAAAGTAATATGCTAGCGCACGGAATGTCACTATGTACTTGTTGGCAGATTGACTTTGAAAATTAACAAACCAATTAGCATCATCGTATGGTTTAATAGACCAACGTTCTTGATTCACTGCTAATGAGTTATTGAATACTAATGAAAAGTTTTGTTGCAGTTCCATTCTAATAATACATTCCTGTATTATTTCTGCCGATAGTGTATTATCAAAAGTAGGTAGTATAGTGGTTAGTATTGCTCCACCCGGAACATACCCGTTTAATACAATAGGACCTGTTCCATTACTAAAGCCACCTTCGCCGTTATTATAGCCGTCACCTATTACATTAAGTACAGTAGTCCACAACACTGTAGGGTCAGCTGGTCCCGGAACACCTGATACCAATCGGTTATTACTATCAAAATAATATCCAGTTGGTGCAGAGAATTGCACTAACGCTCCTTTGTTAATATACTTTACATTATTAGTAGAATATGTTCCGACAGGAATTGGAACTTCTTGTGAATTACTTAAATTATAGAAATAACCTGTCTCACTATTTGCATCTACTGTTTTAGTTTTCCAATACACAGTACCATCACCGCTGGCACTGTTTACTGAATATCTAGTATAGTTTTGCGTGTAATATTGTTTTGCTTTATTAGCAGACAACACTGACGATAGAGTATCTGTTAAGAACGTTATAATACTACCAGTTGTAGTAATTGTTAGTGCTAGATAACCGTTACTTGTATCTTGGTATAACGCGCCGTCACTTGCAAAACTATTTGTGCTGGAATACTTTCCAGTTGGATCTAACATATCTAAGTTTTTAGATACACCAACTGAACTGCGATTAATCGCTTTTGATTTGATAATGGAACTGTATAATGTATATGGGAAGTTGTTATAATCTTCTCCGTTAACCATACGATTCTGTGTGTAGTAACGAGTTGGAGCACGTTGTTTAATATTAGCTAATGACTCACGTGCTTGAGCGTTAGACACTGGCACTTGCAATGCTAATCCAATTGTTAGTGTTTCAATTCTTCCTACTCGGTTTACATAAGAGAATGCAACAGTAATACCTTGCATTTCAGAAGGATCAACTGTGTATGTCAACGCATTGCCTGCACGTACATATGATCTGAAAGAACCCACAGGTATTTCACTGAATATACCATCACCAAATATATACGATACTTGGTCGTTAAATCTTGAACCTACACTAAAAATCTTGCGCACACTAGATTCTGTTTGCAAATATGCATCAGCATATACGTTTTCAACTTCTTTCCACAACCCGGTAGTTCCGTTTGTAGCACTCAATTGATACAACCATGTATCAGTATTGTTAATACCTTGAATATCAATGTCAACTACTTGGTTACTGATTTGTTGTTCTAAGGTAAAGTCAAAATTCTGCAATGATCCTTGCTTGAAGTAGAAGAAGAAACCTGTGTTTGGGCTACCGTAACCTAATTTGTCGTTGCGATATAACATATTGAAACGACCGCTTGGTGCAGGAGGAATTTCATATATGTAATCTTCATCAACTGAGGTTACGGATACTAATTCAAAATTCATGTTTGTACCGTCAACCGAGCTAGTGAATGGGATGATCGGTAAACTATTTTGAGGGATATTAAGTGCGTACTCATCTGTCTTTACACCTAACAATTGTGCTGAATTGCCAGGGCGGCCGATTCGCTGTGCGTCCACTAAGGCGGCGTTAATGATAGTGTTGAACTGCTCTAGCCAATTAGGGTTTGCAGGGTCATTCCATAATACAGTTAAATTGCTTAGATTCAACCCGTTAACATCAATGACGTTCTGACTGGTTGACAAACTGACGACTTTCAAATATCCTTGACCTGCTAAGTTGCGTTTAGGTGTATAGCTAACCAAGTTAGCCAATTTAACAACACTGTCTCTACGTTCAGCAGTATCAATGAAGTTTTCACGTGTGTTTAAGTCATTACGGAAAGCAAGACCTTGACCCATGAACGCCATAACGTCTAGTAAAGCAATAAATTCACTAGATTCAATATAGTCGTTAAATGTCTCTGGGTAATATACACGCAGATAATCTATGAAACTTTTACGAAGGGTTTCATAGTCGTAGCTTCTGAAATCGGCTTCTCGGAAAGTCTGATAAATCGCTTTCCAGTCATTAACGCCGAATAATGCTGATTGTCTTGAACTTGTAGCCATGGGATGTGTTCTCTTTTAAGTATTTATCATACTTGAAAACACCGGTTTTTAAGGGTTACTGAGCGGCTGCGGTATTAGTTTGACTACTGAAGAACACATTAAGAAATTGTGCTTGGTTGAAGGGTGTTATGGCTAATTCAACTTCAATTAAAATCCCGTTTTCTTGTGGGTATGCTTTAACTGAGTTGAGAATCATTCTAGGATCTAAACTAGCAACCCTAGTGATTTCATTCTCTAATTGAAACTGTACATCCGCAGTGTTAGGTTCGAATACAAACGACCATAGGGTAGTACCATATGCTGGATTTCCTACTTTTTGCCCTTGAGGAATATTCAATGCATTAATAAAATCTTGAATGACTAATTGTGCATCAACCGATCTGTACTTTTTACCATATACGATTGGTTGCATAATGCCGCCGGCCCCGCCTGAACTACCACCTGCAAGGTTAGTTGACTGTGGTTTGTTAGCGTTAATCGTACTGAACCCAATATATGATGGCATATGTATCCTTTAATTTATTTATGCTGTTGTAGCCAACGTTTGTAGCTCTTTTCTAATTGCAACTAGTTGTTCTTCTTTTGCATACAATGCATCTCTTGCAGTTTCAATACCCGGATCGCCTGCAGGCAAATCTTTCTTAGCGTTATAGTAAGCCTTCTTCAAATCAAATATTTCATCTTGTGCTTTTTCTAAATCTTTCTTAACCTTATCATATTTCTCATATGATTCTGTTTGTTTCTTTGTCAACTGCAAACTAGCGCTGGCTTGCCCGCCCGTGAAGTTAGGCATCGGAATTTTAGCATTACCCAATACACTAGTTAGCTGGGCGTTAAGTTCCCCTCTATCTAATGTGTTTGACGCAACTGTTGGGAGTTTAATAGGCAACGATCCACCAGCTGATAATGAATTCATAGCCGCAGATAGCTGAGAGCCCAAGCCTGGCGGCAAGCCTGACAAAGCAAGTG